GCTGCAGCAGCCACAGCAGCGCAGATTGCAGCAATTAAAGCAACCAAATACACAGGACCAAGAGAGCGCGGTGGGGGTGTTGCTCAGGGTCAAAGTTATTTGGTTGGTGAAAAAGGTCCTGAGATGTTTACGCCAAGTGCGAGTGGTCAGATCACTCCAAACAACGGTATGGGTTCCGTGAATGTAAACTTTAACATAGAGACCAATGACGCAAGCGGTTTTGACGAACTTCTAATTGAAAGAAGAAACACAATCGTTGGAATTATAAACCAAGCTCTTAACCAGAGAGGACAACAGGGAGTAACTACATAACATGGCCACAATAGGTGATTTAACAGGCGCAAGCTCAATTCTTAGCAACCCAGATATTTTTGGAGCAAGAACAGTAAACTTCAGGCAGGAAACTTCAACTGCCATAACAAGAGCTGCAAGCGGTAGAACCATAAGAAGCTCTGTGGCTACAACCACATGGAGAGCCAGCATAGAATTGCGCACATACACACAGGCAGAATTCAAACAGTTACAAGGTTTTGCTGCGCTGGCAAGAGGTTCATTGAACGAATTTAACATGCAGTTACCGGGCATTTCAACACGATCTGTCACAGCGGATCCTGGCACAATTACATGTTTGGAAAATTACGATGTGGGTTCAACCAGCGTTGACACATCGATGGCCAGCATCTTGTCCACGAACACTAATAAAATTTTAAGCATGGGTGATGTGATTAAATTTTCAAACCATAACAAAGTTTACATGGTCACTGCCGATGTTATACCAGATTCAGGTGGTGATGTACAAATCAATTTTGAACCAGCATTGGTAACAGCAGTGACGAACAGCACCACAATCACAATTGATGATGTACCGTTCAGAATGTACTTTGCAAGTGATCTTCAAGAATACAGCTACGGTGTTGATGGCACAGTGAATTACAGAATAGATGTTGCGGAGGCAGTATAATGACCAGAGGCTTTACCAGCACGCTGAACACATACCTTGCTGGCGACAGCTTAATTGGCGCACTGCTAATTGATATTGAAACTGGCAGCGGCACCACTCGCTGGACTGACAACTCATTTGATATAGAATTCGGCGGTAACACATACCAAGCACAAGGTAATTTTTTAAACATCAGTGAGCGTGACGAAACAGCTGAACTGCAGATTCACAGTGTTAACATCTCAATTTCTGCACTGACCACAGCCAATGTTACCACTTATGCAACATCAAGCCAAATTAACAAATCAGTTGAGATACGCAGAGTGTTCCTGGATCCCACAACAAACGGACTTTTAGGTAACGGCACCACTGATACAGGTTATCTGTTATTCAAGGGCAAAATTGCTGGTTATTCAGTGACAAACAACCAAAACTTCGCGGACATACAACTGCAAGTTTCAAGCCAATTCATTAACTTTAACAGAAAGAACGGCAGAAGAACCAATCAGCAGAACTTTCAACGAGAACACCCAAACGATCATTCAATGGAATACTCACACGAAACGCTTTCAGAAATTAAATGGGGGATCAAGTAATGCAAATCAGACCAATCAGAGTTGAAGACATAAAGCCATTAATTCAGTGTATTCAATCACAGGCTGTGGATGCCGATCTGCATGACAGCGATCAGATCAACGCAGACATCCTTGCTCAAAATATCAGAGATGCCATGATTGCTGATCACTATGCTGGTATTGTTGCTATTGAAAACGAAGAAATTGTGGGTTACATATATGGTTTAATTGCGACCAAACACTGGAATGACAAGAAATACGGTGAAATACTTTACATCTTTATAAAACCAGAAAACAGAAGCAAACGCACAGCAGATGATTTAATGTCCGCCATAGTTAACTGGTTCAGAAAAAACAGATGTGAATACTACATCACAAGCATCATGCATTTTGATAAAGATTATCAGCCAATGGAAAACTACATCAAAAGAGCAGAACTATTTTATAAAACACAAGGCATGATATCATGCGGCCACTACATGGTTAAACAGTTAAAGGATTACGATGGGTAAAGGCGGAGGAAATCCATTTAAAAAGATTGTTAGAGGAGTTAAAAAACTGTTCTCTACCATCACATCTTTTGTCGGCGACATTGTGGGGTTTGTTGTTAAACCATTTTCAACTCCATCGTTAAACACTGATGCTGAACAAGCAGCGCAAGGTGTGAAGATCAACAAGACTGGTACCAACATAGGAATACCAGTCGTATATGGCTACAGAAGAGTTGGCGGACACCCTATATTTGCTGAAACCAACGGCTCAGACAACAAGTACCTGTATGTGGTATATGCCATATCTGAGGGCGAGATAGAAGGAATAACAGGTGTAAGGATAGATGACAACACAGTATATCCTACTCCACCAAGCGGCAGCGTAAAATACACATCAGGCAGCATCAATACCACATCTGAAGGCAGATACAAAGACAGATTGAGATTTGAATTGTTTTACGGTACTGATGGTCAGCCAACCAGCGAGCTGATGAAAGATACTCCAACATGGCCAACCAAAACTAGAACAATGCCAGGTGTTGCATACGGTGTTTTCCGTTTTGAATGGAAGGCAAGCACACAGGACGAGTCTGATTCAAACCCATTTGGTGGTGGTGTTCCACAGGTAACATTTGATGTTATGGGTAAAAAAGTTTATGATTTAACCACACATGCAGGCGGGCTAGATTTATCTGCTGATTATGCTGCATTGACCAAAACCTATTCAACCAATCCAGCCAATTGTGTTGCAGATTACCTTATGAATCCGAGATACGGAGCAGGTTACGACAAGAGTTTTATCAATGCTGATGTTTTTAAGATTGCAGCAGACAAGTTTGATCAAGTTGTAACATATGATGACGGTGCTAATGATTCTGGTAAAATATTGACACTCAATGCAGTGGTTGACACAAACGCGAAAATCATAGACAATGTTCGTCAATTGCTTTCAGGTTGTAGATCAATATTACCTTTCATTGAAGGCAGATACAAGTTAAAAGTTGAGGATGGTGGAAATGCAACAGACATCACATCTTCCACGATTGCTGTTGCGTACGATGTCACAAAAGATACCATTGTGGGCACAGTTGCATTAGGTGGTGAAACTAAAACCACAAAATTTAATAATGTATTTGTAAATTATATTAATCCTGACCTTGAATTTTCAAGCCAACAAGTTGCGTACAGTGAAGCAGGAGATGTGGCTGTTGATGACGATGAAGATTTAACAGGTGAATTTACATTTGACACAATTACAAATCCGTACATGGCGCGTGATTTTGCTCGTATGATCTATGCTAAATCTCGTGCGCAGAGAACTATATCGATGACATGCACACAAGAATTGATGGATGTTGAACCAGGCGATATTATCCGTGTTACAGATACAGTGTTAAACCTAAGCACTCAAACATTCCGTGTTACCAACATGAAATTAAACAATGATGGCACAGTAGGAATTGAGGCAGCAGAACATGACAGCACGCATTATCCGTACCAAACTGGTGCACAGGTTGAAATTCCACCACCATTGTTTTTACCAGACGAATACATAGGTAAGCCAATTCAAAAAATACCAGGCGCACCACCTGTTGGCATTGTGCCACCACCTGACCAACCACCACCACCACCAAATGATCCACCAGCACCTGTTGACTATACTGGTTGGGTAGGTGGAAGTTTTAAAACATCTACATGGTATCAAAGCACATACCCAGATCACTTAGATGGTCCGTTGGGTGAAAACACGCAGTATGCTTCTGTGGGTTATGACGGCGCGTTAAAATTATTAACAGGCACTTATCCGACCAGCTTCTTTAAATATTTTAACTCTATTCCAGGAGCGCTAGCTTTAGGTATGAGATTCCAAAGACCAAGCGAAGAAGCAATTGATTACCTACAATTTAGGATTTATTCTGGTACCACATTGGTTGAGCAGGTGCGCATACCATTTAAACCAATCCAGGAAAATGGATACCAAAGAAGTAATCCAAACTATGACGCATATTCACCTGTTATCACACCAGAATTCCCACTAAACGCAGGATATGAATACGGTATAACGTATTACAAAAGTACCATAGATAGAACATACGAGATTGGTGGTGTAATTAACTGGGTGAGTGGTTTTACCACACACACTTATGAACTGAATGGTGAAACAAAGACTGGTAGCAGTTTGGAAGCATATGTAAATTATCTGAAAGACACTGTTCCAAATTTACCAGATACAGGCGGAGGTAGCATCTAATGATTGGCACAGGTAACGGTTATTTTGATCCTGTAACGCGAACATACCTGCCAATATCGCAGGAAACATGGGCAGACTACAGCACATGGGATTCTTTCACCACATGGGAAGGCACATACGCTGATGGCACACAACTAAGTTATACCAGCAGAATATTTGACGCTGGCGCAATAAACAAAACCAACTGTCTGTTACAAGTTGCAGCAGGCACACCATTCACCACGACCATAACATATGGCAATTCAATTTCGGGTGGAGCAATTGTTTCACCAAGCACAGAAACTGTTACGCCTGGGCAAGGGGCAGTACCAGCACTGACAGGCAGATATTTTCAATTCACAATTTTACAAGAAATGGACAGCGGTAACGACGATCTGCCTTTTATAGCAGGACTTTCAGTAGAGCTGCAGAGCGCATCTAATGTTGATTTAATTTCATACGGTGGTGCAAACAACCTTGATACCAGCACACTGCCTGGTAGTGATGGGGTACGCACATTCAGCCAGACCGGGGTAGGTTCATATGTTGATTTTTTTGTGCAAATACTAACTACTGGATTAACAGGTACCAAGATGCCTGTGTGTTATGTGGATATGAGTGGTGCAAATCCAGTGTTAAATATATATGACGCAGATTCATACGGTAAGCGAACGGTAATGGATTGCTATGTGAATGTTAATTTTTCATATATGCCAGCAATTGAAGCAGACAGCTTCGGAAACATAACAGAGGTATAACATGGCGTGGCCAACAAATAAACCAGACTCAAACAGATTTCAACTCCCAGAATCCAGCATAGCGCTTAGCAGGCCAGAACTTAAAATTATGTCAGATGCGGTCAACGATATTGTTGACTTTATAGATACAACTGGTATCTCAAACGGTTACATCCTGCAATACAACTCAACATCTGGGGTGTTAGAGGCTGTACCAAATACAGCTGGTGGTGAAACGCACATCCAGGCAGGTGCAGGTATTACCATCACCAAAGATGATTCTGCTGGACAACACGAAGTTGCTTTCAGCGGCGTTTACACGACAGGTTTTACAGAATATCGATTTTCAAATTTAAGCACACTAGGTATTTCATCATCAGGCAGCGTGCCCGCAATTGAATCACAAAACTCGCTCTATCCTGGTCTTAACATAAAGACAAACTCTGCATATCCTGGTAGAATTTCATTGATAGGTGGTGCTAATGGTGATATTCAAATTGTGCCGCACGGCACAGGAAAGATAAGGTTGCACAGTGCATACAACATGCCAACAGCAGACGGCACAAGTGGCCAAGTTATACAGACCGATGGAGCAGGCAATCTGACCTTTGCGACCGTGAGTGGTGGAGGCAGCGTGAGCCCATTAACTGCCGATCTTGAGACTGGCGGTTACAACATAGTAGGTTCAAACGGTAAGCTAGGTTTGTATGTAGATCAAAACGATTCTGGTGGCGCTCAAATTGAGATCGGTGGCCCCACAGGATACGCTTGGTTTGACGAAGATGGTAACGAATTGCACGGAAATGGTTCATTATCTATTGATCCAGGAAACACAGCAATCGGTAACAGCACAGTGTATCTTAACAACAGTACCAACAAAACTTATATACGCGGTACGGGCAATGTGGAAATTAACAGGATTCAAATACAGGATAATCTTGCTAGTACAGCCTCAGTTGGTCAAGTTTTGAGAGTTGCGTCAATAAACAATCCAGGAGTTTTTAACAATAATGATGTGGTCAATCTAGAATTTGCTACGATCTCAGGTGGAGCAGGTGGTGACACCCAGATAGAAGCAGCACCGTCAGGCAACATCACAGTCACACAGCCAGACTCAGGCGGAGCGTTCACCATATCACTGGCAGATCCGCTGAACAATCCGATAGATGCCAATAACCAGGCAATAAGCAATCCTGTATTAAGAGGTTACAACGAACACATTAACACCACTTTGGGCACGAGCGGCACACTGACACCAGATGTTGCAGACGGCAATGTGGCTGTCATCACGCTCAGCGGCAGCATCACAATCAACGGATTTAGCAGTGTTGCTAACGGTGACAGCATGACAATCATAATTAAACAGCCAGCATCTGGTGGTCCGTACACACTGTCATCCACAATGAAATTTGCGGGTGGAAACAAGACGCTAAGTACAACAGCAAATGCAATCGATGTGTTAAGCATATTTTATGACGGCACTGACTACATTGCAAGTTTAAGTACTAATTTCAGTTAAAATGAGCAGATTAGAGTCACATAGACGGGCCAATTTTCAACGAAAGAGTCTTTCCGAGTACTTATGTATGCAGGGAAACGCAAGTAAAAATAAATAAACTTAAACAAGGAGAACCAAATGGGTTGGGGAAACGCAAGTAACATCATAACAACTAACTTAGATGCTGGGACGGACTCACCGGCCACAGCGCGTGCAGATTTAAAAGCGGCACTGGACGAGATCACTGCCATCATAAATGGTCGTAACGCAGCAGACGGCGTTGCGGGCCTTGACAGCAGCAGCAAGATCGTGGCCTCATATCTGCCAGACGAGATCAATTCATCGGCCACCAATCCACTCATACTGGATCCTGCCACAGGCAAAGTCAAACTGGAAGAAATTCTCAATCTGGCTCCACAAACAGTGGCACAACTCAATGCCAGAACAGACCAAGCACAGGGAGATGTAGCATACTGCACAGATGGTAACGCAGGCAGCAAGTGTATTGCTGTTTATGACGGTGCAGCATGGAAAGTGGTTGCGTTGGGTTCAACAATCAGCACATAACATGGAACAAAAAGATCTACACATTGAATACATCGAGGCATACGCCAAAACTGACAAGCGATTGGCCCTGCTGGAACAACAAATCTCAGTAATCAAAGAAAATCACCTGACACACATCGAGAAAAGCATAGAGAACATTAACACCAAATTCAACTGGGCAGTGGGAGTGGTGTTCGTGCAACTGATCGGCATTATCGTCTACATGATGCTGAGATGAGATCCAACTATTTTTACCCCATAATCACACCAGACCAATTCCACCAACAGAAAAGATGTGCGGGTTGTGGTGAAACCAATTTTTTAGCTGTGCGACCCAACAACTGGGTGACCAACTGGACCTTCCGTTTCCCGCCGGGCATCCAAACCAAAAATATCGCCTGGAGGATCAAGTGCACCAACAGGGAATGCCAGAAACCAGCGGGCATCATAATGAGAGCCACTAAATAGATGGGAGGCTGGGTTTCCTTTCCAGTTGCTGACATCTCCCAGTCTCCACTCTCCCACAATCACACCGAGATAAATACATGTGCAGCATTTTTATCCTATCTATATGCCATTAGGTGCTGCACTGTTGGGTGTGCGCCTCCTAACGCGCGCCCAACGCTCCGTTAATGTTAACGGTTTGTTTACTGTCATGCGCACGCTCTTCGTAACATCTACCAACAGGGAACTGTTCAGGGCGTACGCACACCACTTCTTTGATACATTTCCACACCGACATTATGATCTGGTTGTTTACACAGAGGACACAGTCACAGACTGGATTCCACATTGGGTTAAGCGTATACATCACATCCCCACAGAGGACCCAGAAATCTGGCGCAGACGCACTGAATTACAGTGTACAGAATCAGCTGTAGACTACAGGAGCACACCCTCCAGATGGGTGCCCAAGGTGGCCACACTGAGACTGGCAGTGCACACATACTCACTGTGGACTGACTGCTATTCAGCTGTAGCATGGATAGACGCTGACTGTGTGTTCAATAAGGCCATGCCTGCAAATGAACGATTCACACAGCAGATGCGAGCGCACGCAAAACCCATACTGATACACAACAGAACCAATCAGATTATGCCATACCCTGAGAGTGGATTCATATGGTTTGATTCTGAGAGCTATATGCCAGGTGTCAGGGAATGGGACAGCACATATCCCCACGCTCCCACGCTGGCCGTCAATCTGCTGCGCGATGCATGGCTTGATCCTGCTATATTAACAGCACAGGCAGGACATGATGCATATCAATGGGGTGAGATACTGAACACACCAAAATTGCGCTCATATTGGGGTGATTTGAGTGGTCCATATCACTATAAGCCACATCCTCAGAGACACTCTACAGTTGGTGCTTACTGGACACACAGAAAAGGCGCAGCCAAGTATACCTAACCCACCTAGTTAACCAAACAAACCTAATTTGGTAACATTGGGCATGTACTTTTAAGTCATTTTGTGTTATAATATACATATGATCAGATATTCAAGGGATAAAAATACACCAGAAAGTTTTGTGGAATTTACCGAAAGTTACATAGAATGGTTGGCAGCCTCATGGAGTCTTGAACACCCAGAACATGATATTTTTGCACAAAACCGTAATTTATGGCATGTCAATGTAAATGTACATGCTGATGTTAAGAGCGGAGCCAGTTACTACAAGCATTCAGAAAGATTAATAAAATTAAACCTCATCTTAGATGACAGCCAAACTGATTTTGACGAATACGCCAGTTTTGCAACGGACGCAGTGATTGGTTCTGTCAAGTGGATAGATGCTGTGAGCAGATTTAAACTGTTGGTTGCACACGAATATTCACACTATATCCAACACCAATTCTATGCACTGGATACTGACTACAAAAGAAGTCACGGTGTGGGATTTAAAACAATATACAGATACTTCAGAAGGTTAATAAACCCACAGTTGAAAGCATTACCCAGAGCCCAGTGTGTTGCTAGAACTGCCCGCACTGTCACTGTAAAACACCCCATAACTGGCACTGTGTTCACAAAAGGTTTTCAGAAAGAATCTGAGGCCATCATATTTTACAGTAGGTATTGCATACCAACCAAACACACCAAATAGACCTGTCAAACCAAGCTGATTACAACTGATCTCATGGATTGTGTAGTAACTGCTGCATTAAGGAACAGTGACTGCTGTATGGGTGCGTATGAGCTGATATGACGCCCATTTGAACGCTGTTAGGGCAGTCAATACAGTGATACATGGTGTGAGCAGAGTATGACAACGGCTGAGCGTAAGGATTGATTATTACATTTATATAAGGAGGAGACCGCTTCTGGACCTGCCAAAACCTCCACAGTCACGGTAAATGCAAGGTGTGGGCGCCGTTTCCCACCATCCACACGGCTCAGGACCGTCGATCATGGTGCGTCACGGTGTCCCTACGGTGTGTGCACGGTGTGTATGTGGCGGTCTATGATGCGGTACTTGGGTGCGAACTGGTCTAGGAATGTGCGGTGGTAGTCCGTGTGTAGGCTGCAGTGGCCCAGCAGGAGGCTGAGCGCGAGTGTGGTGATGGTGGCGCGGAGCCTGTGACTACGGTTCATTGATCTTATTATAGCGTGGTCTGGGTCAGATGTACACGGTGTGGTCCACCATAACAGGACCGTCCTGACACGGT